TCTCGCCGCACATGGATTTGTATTCGGAATAGTCTTTGGCGGTGCCATCGACAACAGCCCGTGCAATAGCCTCACGGTGTTCTTCGATGTCCTTGAGCACCACGGAAAACGCAGTGGTTGCCATATTCACTCCTTGTTAAGCGGTTGGTACGTGATGTGATCCATACCGGCATGCTTTGCCCAGACACGGATGTAGTTGCAGATTGGACGCTCAGTGCATGTATCGCACTTCTTATTGGTCCCGCTTGCATTACCACCGTGCCAACGATGTTTGTAAAGAACATACGGCACCCGCATAAACGGATGCTTTTCTGCGATCTGCATGAACAGATCACCATCCTCACAGGCACTGATCAACTTGGTGTTGTACCCGGCAGTCGTGTCGTACGCAGACCGCCTGTACATGCCAAAGTGACGCCAACCGAAGTGGGATAGGTTTTCTTCAGGCTCTTGGTTGGCGTGGTACTGGTAGACCACACCATCGCCGTTCATCCAGGCGTTATCAGACTGAAACAGCGCCACGTCGGGGTGCGCATTTGCAGTCTCCACCATGGTGGCAACAGAGTATGGGTAGAGTTCGTCATCACCATCAAGATGGCAGATCAACTCCCCCGTGGCGCGTGCAAACGCAGCGGCACGGTTACCCGGGATACCCTGACGGAAAATGTTCTGGTGACACTTAATACGTGAATCAGATTCGGCCAAGGCTTGCGCCAACTCCCACGTCCCATCCCTTGATCTGTCATCACTGATGATGAGTTCCCAGTCTTTGTAAGTCTGTTTCTTCACGCTATCAACGGCGGCTTTGAGAAACTGCACGCCGTTGTACGTGATCATGAGGATGGAAACGAGGGGCTGACTCACTGCTTGGGCACCTGCTTAGGCTTCATCATGTTCTTGACCAGATCTGCACGGATCTTCTTGTCACCCTGACGAGCCTGATTAGCCTGACGCATCTGCTCCTTCTGCATCTCCACGGCGATGCGCTCGCGCTCCAGTCGGATCTTTTCCTGGGCAATCTGGAAGTCACGCTGCGAGTCTTGCTCCTTGCGCTGCAACTCCTGAGCCTTGAGGGCGAGTTCCTGTTGCGCCATCTGCAACTGCGGGTTCTGCGCGGCCTGTTGAGCCTGAGCCTGCTGCGCTTTGTTGACGTTGCTCTGGAGGAGTTGCTGCGCAGCCTGAGCCACCAGACGTGACAACTGCACTTCCGTGTTCTCATCCAACTCAGCATCAGGCGGAGTCATGGGTACGCCCAACTGCTCCTCGATCTGACGGCGGTAGGCGAACGCCATGTGCTCTGCCACGTGAGCCATGATGGCTGCACCCATCTGCTGCGCCATCGGTGACTGGCCAATCATCTGCGCCACCATCGGATCCTGCAACAGCGCCATGTGCGTGGCGATGTGCGCCTGATGATCTTGGTAGATGAATGCTTTCGTCGGCTTGCCCGTGAGGAAACTCATGTTCTCGCTGATCGGATCGCGGGGCTTCTGATCCTCCTCGACCGGCACCAACTTCTCGGCGTTCTTGATGCCCAGGACTTCAAGCATCTGACGGTGCAGGTTGGGCAGGTCATAGATCTGCGGAGCACCCTGAGCCAACTGAAGCGCGGCTTGGTACTGCATGATCCGCTGCGCCATCGTAGAGGCGTTGGGATCAGAGACCGGGATCACCTCAACGAGGTCATAGTCAGCCTGCTTTGCTGCGGCGTTACCACCAACCGGGATGTAGGAATAGTCCTCCGGCATGTAGTCCCTGATGATCTGCTTGAGCAGACGGAACTCCATCTTCAGGCTGTCGTGCACGCGGGCCTGAACCGCGCTCATGGTCTTGAGTTGACGCTCCAAGAGGGCAAGCGTGGTGCCCACCGGAGCCTGCGCCGACATGTCGCTGATGTTCAGGTCAGCGATAGCGGCCAGACGACGGCCCTCGTCGGTGATCTTGTCAAGGAGTCCTGCCAGAACCTGACTCGGTTCTTTGTAGGGCAACGGCATGATGTTGTCACGCAGTGCCCCCGAGGGGATGTCTACATCGCGGAACTCGCCTGGGGCGATGGGGGTGTCGTCACCTTTGACTCGGAGTCCACGGGACTTGAGACCGCCCGGGAGGTTGCTGAGGGTACCGGCGTCAACCAACTGGCGAATAATCGCGGTCCCTGCACGAGCATAGCCACCAACAATATGAATGAAGCCAAGGCCATAAGCACCAAAGCCAGGGATATAAGTGTACTGAACGAAGTGCTGTCGTTTGAGGTGTCGCTCATCGCCTTCCTCCCAGTTACGTCGGATTGCCAGAACCTTCTGTGACCCCCGATCAATTGTGATGATGTATGGGTATGCAACCCCATCCTCACTCTCGTAACCGGGCATGTCCCAGTCCACATGAATCTCAAGCACCTGATACCGGTCGTCGTCGGTCAGGGTGTAGCCACCTTCCTCGGCTTTCTTCTTCTCGATGTCCGTGAAGATCCGCACCGGCTCGCCCAGTTCCACCTCCCGGTAGAACCCGACAGCCATCAGTTTCTTCAGGTCATTCTCAGTCTTGCGCATGACGTGCGTGACCCGCTCGGCCTTGTACACGTTTGACGCGCCATACGGCATGATGATGTCTTCAGCCGGGATGAACGGCGCAGTCTGCCGCCCGATTGTCGGGTCGTAGTACACCTTCTTGAACGCCGATCCTGCCAAGCCCAGGTTGTAGAGCATGCGCTCATGCTCGGGCCGGTACTCGATCATCTCGTCCGTGAGGCGATAGTTCATGTCATCACGAACACGCTCTGCGGACTCCTCGTTCTGCTTAGTTACCTCACCAATGATCTGGGTCTTCACCGGGCCCTGAGCCGGGAATGTCTCGGTGATCATCTCGGACTGGAACCGGATCGCTGCTTCCGTGAGGATGGGCGAGTACACGCCACAGGCACCAAGCCAGGGCTCTGCACGCTCCTCGTACTTCATCCCCAGGACTTCCAGACCCTTGACGTACATGTCGGCCCAGTCCTTGCGGCTGCTGATGTCAGCGTCCACTAGACCAACGAGTTCAGATGCCAAGTTCTCCAGGGCACCCTCCTCCATGTATTCGGCGAGGTTTGCGTCGAATGACTCGTCACCCTTTGTTTCTTCCTCGGGCTCCAGATCAATCTCGACCCCACCAGCCACGATCCTCATGGACTCGGGGTTCTCGACCTCAATCTCCAGAGCAGGCTCTTCAGTCAGCATGTCGGGGTCCAACGTGGTCAGACCCTTGTCAATGTTTGTAGCCATGTGAATCCTCAGTAATACCCCGCCCTACGCGGACTTTTGAAATAGCGAATCTCATCCTTCTCGTCGGTAGGCAGGCGAATGAAGCCGCCCTGACGGAACCGCATGAGGGCCATCACCGTGGAGTCCACCAAGTCGTCGTTAGTCATGAACGGAAATCCTGCGACTTCTTCTACGACTTCCTCGGCCCAACGTGTCTGTGGAACCCAACACAACCCAGACTGCACGATGTCAGCCACCGAGTTTAGACGCGCTAACTTGTCACCGCTACCCCGGTGTGGTGTGTATTCCTGCACCGGTAAGCCCATGCGGCGCATTTCCTGATACAGGGCGGTACCGGCGGACTTCTTTTCCACGATGAACGCATCGGGCTCCCATTCCTTGTATTCCTCAAGCGCAAGTTTCTTGAGTTCAGGAAACTCCACCCGTTTCTTGATGGAGTTGAGCAGGATGATGGAATGCCGGTCTTCTTCCTCATTGAAGAACACGCCCCAGGTAGTCAGCGCGGTGAAGTCGGCACGGTTGTTTGTCTCGGCAGCGGCGTCCAGAGACATGATGATGTACTCGCACGAGGGTGGATTCTCAGACTTCCACTCCTGCCACCACTCACGCTTGACGACCGAGGCTTCTTCTGCGGTGGGGTTCTGCTGATACTGGGCGTTCCACTGGAACACCGGCATAGACGCCTTGGTACGGTACAGCGCCTTGAGATCAAAGAACTCCGGCCAGAGCGGTTTTTCTATCGTTTTGTCAGAATCTGACGGGCTTGGGACGTTGAGAATGGCAGGAAACTCTACAACTTCATACTGATCTGCACCCTCGTTCTGGGCCATGTCACGGGTGACACGACCCGTCAGATCATCCAAATGCCACCGTGTCTGCACGATGGCCACACGTCCACCCGGCATCAAGCGTGTTCTTGCACCGTAGGTGAACCACTCGTACGCCTTCTCAAACACGTCGAAGTTACCATTGATGATGTCCTGCTCGTTGTGTGGATCATCAACCAATAACAAGTCAGCACCACGTCCAGCAAGTGCGGATCCGACGCCGCACGCAAAATATTCGCCACCAAAGTTGGTGTTCCACCGACCTGCGCTCTTGGAGTCCTGCGCCAACGACACGGTGGGGAAGACCTGCCGGTACAAGTCAGTGTCGATGATGTTTCGCACCTTTCGACCGAAGTCCACGGCCAGATCCGTGGTGTGCGACACCATCAGCACCTTCTTGTTTGGGTACTTCCCGATGAACCATGCAGGGAAGTAGATGGATACCAACTGACTCTTACCGTGACGCGGGGGCATGTTCACGCAGATCCGGTCCTTGTCCCCTTCCGCAATCGCCATGAGCAGGTTGGCCAGACGCCGATGATGCTTACCCACCTTGTAGTCGGGCTGCATGTGCTTGCAGAACTCGATCAGGTCGTTCTGGCACTTCTGTGCGTGCTGTCGTTCCTCCAAAACGGAGGCAATCTTCAGGATTTCGACCTGTTCTTCGGGACCAAACTGGTCGATGTTGTCCAGCATGTACTGGACTTCTTCTGGCGTGAAGTCCAGGGTGGCGGAATCAGCGGAAAGTACCGCTTCAGTCATCGGAATTCCCGTTTTCGGGGTCGTTTTCG